CTACTTAACTATTCGATGGTTAAACAATATCTTGAGACCATACAATTCTTAATTAGTCCAGACAAAAAAGTTAGATTTAATAAGAGAGGTAATCGACTTTACATTGATATGAACTGGAAAGATGCAGCTGCAGATGAATTCTTAGTTATAGATTGTTATCGAGTTCTAGATCCATCTCAAAATACAGAAGTATTCAATGATAGTTTCTTGAAAAGATATATTACTGCATTGATTAAAAAACAGTGGGGGACAAACCTAACTAAGTTTCAAGGTGTCAAATTGCCAGGCGGTATTGAATTAAATGGTCGTCAAATTTACGAGGATGCACTTCGTGAGTTAGCTGAACTCAGACAACGCATGTCAACTGACTATGAACTTCCACCACTTGATCTGATAGGATAATGCCTTTAAATCCGTTCTTTCTACAGGGTTCTGCATCTGAACAAAGACTCGTACAGGATCTAATCAACGAACAGTTGAAGATCTATGGAGTTGAAGTTTTTTACATGCCTCGTAAGTTTATAGGAACTGACGATGTAATGAAAGAAAATATAGTTGCAAAATTTGATGATAGTTTTGCACTAGAGGCTTATGTTCAAAATTATGAAGGATTTGCTGGTTCAGGTGATCTAATGACAAAGTTTGGTGTCAGAACCACAGATGAATTAACTCTCGTGATATCCAGAGAGAGATATGAAGATTTTGTATCTGTATTCTATCAAGATGGAAATGACGAAACTAAGTTAACATCAAGACCAAAAGAAGGAGACTTAATATACTTCCCACTATCAGATAGTTTATTTGAAGTTAAGTTTGTAGAACATGAACAACCATTCTACCAACTTGGAAAACTTTACATGTATCAGTTGACATGTGAGTTATATGAATATGAAGATGCAGTTATAGATACAAGTATTGAAGAGATTGATAACAATGCAGAGGATGATGGATTTATTGCAACACTTACTTTAGCTGGTCTTGGTCAAACTGCAGCATTTTCAGCTGGTTTAAGCACTAGTGGTGTAAATACGATTACACTTATTAATGATGGATTTGGATATACAAGTCCTCCTGCTGTTGCGATTAGTACGTCTCCTAGTGGATCAGTTGATGCAAATGCAACTGCAGTTGCGATTACAACTTCCGCTGGTGCTGGGTCTACAACATTCTCTATAAAAGAAGTTGTTATCACTAATCCTGGCTTTGGCTATACTATTCCACCTACTGTTACATTTAGTGGTGCTGGCGGTTCAGGAGCAGTCGCCAGAGCGGGTATTGGAACAAATGTAGCGAAGATACTGTTTAGTTCTGCTGCTGGTAGTAAGTATACATCACCACCTGTAGTATCCATATCAACATCACCATCTGGATTATCGACTGCAAATGCAACTGCGATTGCTGTTGTTAGTGCTGCAGGAACAATTAGAGATGTTAGATTTACTAACGCTGGATTTGGTTATGTAACTGCACCTGTAATTACTATTGCAAATCCAAATACAGGAGTTGGAACTGGTAATTTCTTCTTAAATGAAGTAGTAAAAGGTCAATCATCTTTATGCACTGCAAGAGTTAAAGATTGGGATGCAGATACAAATATTCTTAAGATATCTAACATATCTACAAACTTTGCGTTAGGTGAAATATTAGTTGGATCTGCAACTACTGGTGAGTTTCCAGGCATGGGACAAACTGGAAGTTATACAATTAATAAAATAAGTTTGGATAATTTTCAAGACGATGAGTTTGCTAATAATTTAGTTATAGAAAACGAAGCTGATGGTGGATTGGTAGACTTCTCTGAGTCCAATCCATTTGGTAGCTTCTAAATAATAAAAAAGAATTATGTTAGGTCAATACTTTTATCACGAGATTCTAAGAAAAACAGTTATCGGTTTCGGTACACTTTTCAATGGAATTGAGATTCGTCATGATGCAGATGATGGAGGAAATGTAAGTCGAATGAAAGTACCATTGGCATATGGGCCAATGCAAAAGTTTCTTGCAAAAATAGAACAACAACCAACTTTAAAAGGTAGACCAGCCATTACTCTACCTCGTATGTCATTTGAGATGACCACGTTAAATTATGATGCATCAAGAAAAGCTTCCATAACACAAACATTTAGATCATATAATACGGGTACTTTAAACAATGTTAAAAAGGTATTCATGCCTGTACCATACAACGTGGGATTCACATTGAGTATTGCAACTAAACTCAATGATGATATGTTACAGATCATGGAACAGATACTTCCATACTTTCAGCCAGGCCTTAATATTACACTTAACTTAGTTTCATCAATAAACGAAAAAAGAGATATACCAATTATTCTAGAAAGTATTAATATGAGTGATGATTATGAGGGTAGTTTTGATAATCGTCGTGCAATGATTAGCACTCTTCAATTCACGGCTAAGATATACTTATTTGGTGCTGTTGCTGATAATCCAGATGCACTAATTAAGAGAGTTAATGTTGATTACTTCACTGACACAAATCGAGTTACTGCAAAACGTGAACAAAGATACTCTGCAACTCCAAGAGCAATTAAAGATTACAATGATGACAACACGACTGCAATCAATAAACCTCTTGCTGCAGAACAAACAATAGTATCTGTAAATAGTGCAGCTAACTTCTCAGTAGATGATTTTATTAGATTGGGTGAAGAAAATATGCAAATACGTTCAATTAGTGGAAATGAAATAACTGTTTACAGAGGTGTGGATGGAACAACACCTGTAGATCATGCAGATGGATCTGTCATAGATATAATTAGTGGATCTAGAGATGCAACGTTACCGCTTACTGGTGATGATGCACTCATTGCCTCTGGTGATGACTTTGGATTCAATGAGATGTCTTCCTTCTTTGAGGACTTCAAAGATTACTCTCCTACACAACAAAAGGACTTGTAAACAATGAAATTTGATGAAATCGATGATGCCTTAGATGTGGTGAAGGATTCCTCTGAGCCAGTTGAGATTGGTGATGTTAAACCAATCAAATCTGGTAAAGAGGATTTGGATCGTGATTACGAATATACTCGTGGTCAACTCTATTCTTTAATAGAAAAGGGTCAAGAGGCTATTGATGGCATCATGGAGATTTCTCAAGAAAGTGGATCTGCCAGAGCTTACGAAGTTACTGGTCAGATAATCAAAAGTGTGGCTGATGCCACAGATAAATTGTTAGACCTACAGAAAAAGGTTAAGGACATTAAGGAACCAAAAGATAAAAGTCCTAATAATGTTACTAACGCACTATTTGTAGGATCTACAGCTGAACTTCAAAAATTGTTAAAAAAGGGGAAGTTAGATGACTGAAGAAAAAAAGGACAATAAAAAAGAAGAACCGAAAAAGAAAGGTATCTTCGCCAAGCTAAAAGAAAGTGTTGATGATAAGGAAGATCAAATGATGATCCTCTCAACATTTGTGAGACTTGGTATCTTGGTTTGGAGTGGGGCTATATTAACTTTGGCCTACGTTGAACTTCCAGAAGCTCTCAAAATTCCAAAACAAGATCTTGACCCGACATTTATAGCATCAGTTTTTACAGGAGTGCTGGCCACATTTGGCGTTCAGACATCCAAGAAAGGTGGTGTTAGTGGTGGAGGTGGTGTAAGTAAAGGAGATATGGAAAAGTTAATTGCAGCAGCATCACAAACTGCCCCTGCACAAACTATTCGTATTGAACAAGCACCAGTGCAAATTGTGCCTAACAAAAAAGATTAATTATTAAAAAAAAATTATGCAAAAAATTATCAATGTATTCGCTATTGCGTCTTTCGCTGTATCTGGTGCCGTTGTTGGTAGTGGGGTATATGTATATCTCAATCGAGCATCGATCATTGATGGAGTTAAATCTCAAATTATGGAGGCTGTTATGGGATCGGTAGGTGGTTCATTAGGTGGTGCAGTCACTGATGCGTTACCAGATATTACAGGCCCATCTGCACCTCTTCCTGAAGGTGCTGGACTTGGTATTCCCAACTTTTAATGTCAATTCCGACAATTAATGATATAACACTTGATACTGTAAATGTGCCAAGTGTTTATATTCCTAATTGGGCTAACGCATCAAGAGTAGTAGATCATCTAACACATCCTGTAGTCATTCATATTGGCAATCCAATTATTGATATGCCTGGGTGTGTTAAGATGCATCCAGACAATAGAATTCATAAAAGTGGATGGCCTGTTGATAGAAATCTTGTAGAGAATGATCCTGATAAAGCAATGATTCTCTGTGATGCTACCATGCCTTTTTATGATGCAATGAATTATGAACCAGAACAATTAATAATTGTAAGAGAAACACCTGTTCCAAATGTACGACCCCCACAAACTCCTGATTCACCAAATGTCCCTGACACTGGAAATGTTTCTCCAAAAGAGGAAATTCCTTGCCCTGGCCCAAACCAACT